AACTAAACTAATAAAAATAAATGACACTTTCTAACTCAAATCAATTGAAACGATAGAAAGAGAGTTGCGTGTATTATGAACGCGCGCAAAGCGTTGCCTTATGTGGGGATTATGGAAGACGGCCATAAGTATAAAAACTGAAAATCGTCCCCTGCTTTTGTAAACATGTAATCTGGATTGAATGAACCAGAAGGATTATAGGTCAATCCTGCTGGCAAATCAAATTGCGCAGTAAAAGCTGCACCTGGGGTAAGGGTGTACATGTATGGAGTTTCTGATATCCATGGTACCTCGACATCATTGTGTCGAACGAGATCTGAAGAACAATTGACCATAAGGAATGCTGCTCCTTGATTAAATCCGCCATCACTAACATTGATGCCAGAATTTAAAAAATCAAGACAAGCATAGTCTGATTGGTTTGCAATGAAACGGATTCTTCTGCCGCCTCTCCAAAATAGGAAAATATTGCTCCAGTACTGAAAGGGTGTATAATCAGCTACTGTATTTGTAGTTATTACGGACTGTGGATAATAAACATCAAATTGATTCGCCGAAAAGACGTCTACATCACATTGGGACCATCTTTTCATCATGTCGCTGATACGAATGGGAAGTTCAGCTGCACATGTTCGAAACTCACCTGAAAATTTACTTCCTGCCATGATTGGTGGAAAAGTTTTCTTAAATCGTGTTGAGATTGTAGTCTGTGCGACAACTTTCTCATTTCTCAAACGGACATCTTTAGTACTCTTGGCCTTTATTGCCTTGGTCTTAACTGTTGAAGGAAAGAATACTGGATATGGATTTCTAAGAAAATTAAATTGAATATCTTCTCCGCCTGAACGCCACACGTTAAGGTAAATAATTGGTGTGGAAGGCATTGATGAACCTGATATGGGTGTTATCATTTCAACAAACAATTTAGGGGATCCTGATGCAAAAGCATTTCCTGTAGTTCTCCAGGTTGTAGGAAACAAGTAAGGTACTGTAAACTCTACAAAAGTGTCGCCTTTTACATCTATTATCATTTGTGGCAAATCTCCATCTCCTGATCCTGGAGTAGTTGTCGCATAGGATATTCTAAATCGCGCTGAATAGAAAGCTGAGTTTACAAAATGAAAGAGATATTTTATTGATCCACGCCACAACTGGAAAGTGGCTGCTACAAATGCTAAGTTATCAATCCCATGTACGGTGGCTGGCCCTTCTGATGAAAGGGGTGTCAAGCCAAGTGTTATACTCTGATCCTGTGTCGCAAAATTAGTGGAATAATAAAGTCCGGGAACTTGTGCTAATTCATGTATTGCCATGAAAGAAGATTCCATGTCAAAGTTTTCTTTAGATGTTTGCACTCCAGGATACATTGTGATCTGCTGTCCAGAGAAAACACCTTGCATATGCGAAAGATCATTAAAATTGAGATTTTGATCTACTCCTTGTGGAACAGCTGGATTATAAGGTTCATCCAAAACTTTTCCATAGGTTGAGATAAACTTTGCGATTGGTGACCAAATTGCTCCTATAACAGGTATCATTTTAATTATCTCACTAGCACCTCCAACAATCTTTTGAACACCATTTGCTGTTGTTCCATCTTTTGCTTTCTTCTGACCTTCTTGTTGAGTTTCATCTTCAATCTGAACTCGTCCGTAACTGTTGGTCATAACTCTGCCCCGGCGTTCCATGACGCTCTGGGCTTTAATTTTTTCCTTAAACCATTTGCGATGTTTACATTTTTCATTAAATGCAGATGGTTCAATAAATCCCGCTACTCTAGGATCAAGAAAAGCAGCGAAGATTGATACTGTACAACTAGCAGGTACACCAGTTGAAGTAGTAAGAAGAGGATTTAACGCACTCAAGGTGAAGGCTCCAATTGCATAATCAGCACAAGTGCTTATATCCAACCAGTCCAAAGGATTGAGATAAGGTAAATCTATAGTACAAGAGTCCTGTACTGATGCTGACAAAACTACGGGTCTCATATTTTGTAGCTGATAGCCAGTGCATCCCGTTATGGATCGACAAGGTGCAACTGCTGTTATTAGTGATCCCTGGTGATAGGGAGTACTATTGACTCTAATTGTAATCCTAACTCCAGCTCTGAAGTACTCATAAACTGAGAGAAAGTTACTAATTGCTTCTATTCCAAAGAGATCCAATGGAAATAGAAATCCACTTGTAGTAAAAGTGGGTGTCCAATTTACTTGGGCTAGAAGATAAGATCTTTTCAACACCTGGGACGGTGTTTGATCAGGAAAGGGATTCGAGATCATAGTAAGCATCTGTTTTCCAGGAATTTCTTCTTTTTCCAAATTCGCTGATTCTTCAAATTTTATCAATCCCGTAACTTCTTTAGTTTCCGGTTTGACTTCTTGTTGTAATGTCCTATCATCCGAGGACTTCGTCGAGGTTGTTGCTTGAATCTAAGAACATCTTTCACGTGCATAACAGTAGATTAGCTGTATGCAGGATATGAAAATTGAAATGCAATGTATGTTTTCCATGCTGCATTTCCGATACTTTTCAGCATCGCCGTGTTTTAATAAAATTTTAAATTGCACACTGGAAGGCAAGGATTTTTAGGCTTTTCCTGCCACTTTCTACTTGTTAACAAGCAGAAAGGTTTTTAATATATAAAGCATAAATATCATCCCAAGTGGGACGATAAACATTCTCTTCAGAAATTGATTCTAAAAAGGGATTGAGAATGGCTTTTTGCTCATCAAATACTTTTCGTCCATGGAAAAATATTTCTTTAAGTGCAGAATGAACATTTTCTGTAATTTGTTTTTTAGGTGGAAGATCAGATGCGGAATTGACCCACAGCAAGTGCTGCTGTATATCATCCAATGTCATAGGACACATTATAATTCCTGTTTCTGAATCGCGTACAAATCGACGCTTAGTAAAATCAGCTTCTTCCATTGTTTGAAACCCTCCAACGACTCCTTTTGTAGCCGAGGTTGATACTAGTCCAAACATTTCTTGAATATATTTTGAAAAATTTTCTGGGGTAAACACATCTGTAGTACACAGCGTGCCAACCATAAATTGTCGTAATGCTTTGTAGTTATCATCACCCAATACAACCAGAAAGAAGAGTTTCTTCATAGGAATACGCACTTTAAAGAATTGACGCATCATTCTAAGTGAAGCCGCTCTATTTATAACAATATTGTAAACTGAATTAAGGGCCGCTGTTCCTGGACCGCCTGAAACCATTATATCCGCTTGATAAACAGTACGAGTAACAAGCAAATACACATTAAAATGTACATAGAGTATGGCACAGTAGATCCGTTGAACGGCTTTAGGTAATTTATCAAGTGCATAGGCCTTCAAAAAACGAGACCAGAATTTCCAAAAAATTTCTGTCCCATATCGAAGATCCCATCCTTTAAAATCTTTAGAATCTATAAATTTACCTTCTGAATAGCTTTTAAATTTCCAATAATATTGCCACCATTGAGTAGAAAAAGGATTAAGTCCAATTGCAAAAGGACTCAACTCAGCTTGAGAGATCGCTACAAGCCAAAAACCAAAATATCTCCTAAAAAGAATAAGGAGAGCAAAGGTTCCCATAAAAAAAGATCGAGTTTTCTTCATCTCAACTTTTTCTTTTGGACGAAGTTCGTCTTTTTTGCATTCAACAAAGGTTTGCATATCCGCAATACCTTGCATAGCATGAATTTCAAAATCATCAATACGTTTTTCCATATCTGGAGCTAAATATCCTCCATCTGGATCAGTATCCAAACGTACGATGTTTGATCTTTTTATACCTTCATCACATTCTGGGTATCCGCAACATTTACGAACATCTATGGAAGGCATTTGTCCGGGTATTCCATTAATAGCTTCTTTCTTGGACCAGATTCGTGGCTGAGCTGGTGGGAAAATATCCTCCCAACATTCGTCATCATCTACTTCAGGTGGAAGTGCCAATCTCTCTCTACCAACTAAATTGGATAAAGAAATCTTAGTAAGTTCATCACCTCCTTTTAATACAGCAGGGGCCATTTTGACTTCCCAGGGACATTTGTGAATTTCAGTCACGTTACCTCTTTCTATCTGCACTCCTTCCTGAATAATCGAAGGTATATATGCAGTATGTATGGGCTGATAATGTGGTTTCTTAAGATTACAAACTACTGGTAAGTGAACATCATGATGTGAAAAATCACCCTCAATAATAGAATTTCCCTTTGCAGGTACAAACTCACTTTGGGCAACAATAACTGATTCTTCAACTCCAAATACTTCAGCATCAAGATCAGCTAAAAATATTGGAATACAATAGGAACGTTTGGTTGATCCCGCTCCGTGAATTCCAGGAATTTTCTTAGGACTAACGTTCTGTTTAAGGAGATATACTGTTCCACAATCTCCATCAATTCCTACACAATCCATGCATTCGATTACAGAGGCGTTCTCAATGTCAACACCATTAAAATCATAATCTACTTCTGAAACGGGCTTTGCAGAAGTTGAAGGCATGTAAAGGAGAGTTTCACCATCATCAGAGTATGTTATTCTGGTCATTCCAGTATAATCCAACAACATTCCTTCTGGGACATGGGAACGTAAGGATTTAAATGCAGGAATACGCTTAGCCGGAAAGACAACTTTACATTTGTCAAGTTCAGGCCAGCGACGCATTTTAATTTCACTTCGTGTGAAAGTCTGGACTTCTAATATATCGGGTGAAGGTGATATGTACATTTCAATCTTTTCAAAAGATGGTGGAATACTATGGTTTGGAGTAAAACCCATACTTCCTTCATAAAATGTAATAAAGCTATGCATAACATTGCCTCCGAAATGCACTTTCATAAGGCGAGTATTATTTATGCACTTACGCGCCAATTGTGTGAACGTTTCATCTACTGATTGAGCGTGTATACCTGCTGTTTTAGGTAATTTTTTCTTTGCCCATATTCTCTCAAACCTTTTGAGCTGGGGATGAGAAGAATTGGCAAGTAAAATTTCAGGTGCTTGATGTCCCATAGCAGCAAGAAAGCCAATACCAATTGCTCCTAATAAAGCCACTCCTGTTACCAAGAGTGAGGTATAAAGAGGATTTTTGAAAAAAGTGGTTATTGGTTCAGTAAATTTTTTCATTGCAGCCAGGCGGATATCATAATCTCGCTCTTCATCTTGGGCAAGTGAAGCTCTTATAATGGCAATATAATTCTCTTGGTCCTGTTTATATTCATAAAAATCTTCCTTATGACAAAGTGGGACATAATATCCTTTTTGATCTCTTCCTAAATGAATTCCAGAAGGAATAGGTAAATTTCTAGGTGGATTATGATTATCTAATATAACCCAAGCCTGGACTTGATGATTAGTAACTTCCTTTTTAATATCATGAGTGGTAGAACCACATCTAAGAACATGTGCTGAAGGGGGAAGATCTGTACAATTAGGGTATAAAGCCATAATTTTCTGAGCCATGAAATTTACAATAGCTACCTTAAGTGGTTCAGGGAGGGCAAGAAACATCTCCTTTACATTTATCTCAAGATTAGAACGATGACACTTACATGAAAGCAAATAGCCATCGAGTGGATTATTATGAAATAGAATATCAAAAGTAGCAAGGGATTCTATTTTAAAACCTTTGGTAATTTCTAGAATGGCGGAAACTGGTAATTTTGGAATATAAAACCCATATTTATCTCTAATGTATTCATTCAACTTGAAGGTACAATTGTCATATACTCCACGAACTTGATAAGCATAAGTAATAAATCTACGATCGCGAGCAGTAGGATACGCAGTGGTGAAAAGTTCTTCCAACACGCGTCTTGCATCGCGCCGTGATCCTTGGGCTACAACTTTCTCTTCATCTCCATCCCATACCTGTCCGGCGGGAGGGGCTGGCTTAAAGGGTGGTATAGGTTGAATTGCATAAACTTTCTTTGATTGCCAAGTTTTTTGAGGTATTTGGGTAGGTCGTTTTATAGTAGACAAAATTGGTTCTACTGCAACACCTCACATTTCCTTAGGTTCAGTACCACGGCCCATTAAAACCGCTTCAGGGTCAGTATCCCCTCTGAAACGATTTCCAAGTCCTGGTCGGTTACGATTGTAGGCAACTTTTTCCATCAAAAGATTGATCATTTGAGTAAAATTGCATTTTCGGGCTTGATAGGAATCTGGGTTCGTCCAATCATAGAAATGAACCAAAAATTTATAATTGGTATCTAAATCGGTCCATCCAAATTGTTCCGGAAGGATCTTTTTATTTTCAGTAATTTCTATAGCAAAATATCTACGATAAAGAGCATGTGGTTCTGTAACAGAGACAAGTGGTCTAGCTGAATCATTTGTTGTTACCAACAAAAGGTCTGATTCAAAAAAGGTTACACCTTTACTACCTAAATCTGCCATTGGTAATGATAGGGGTTGAGTGCCAACCATAGAAATAATATCATTTGCCTGATAGACACGATCTGTTGGTTCTGTTGTTTGCAAAGCTTCTTCGTAAACACAACACCATTGTCCATGATAACCAGAATAGTATTCCTCATTGGGATTTCTACTCCAAGTATCAGCTGCTGTAAATTCCTTATCTCTCATCACTTGGGAAAGTACTTCCTGAAGTACTGGGACAAGATAAGTTTTGCCTCCTCCTGCTTTTCCATGTAGCCAAAGACAGAGAGGTTCAATACGAATCCTATTTTTATCAATTAATGCCAAATTATAAGAACATTGGTCAAAAATCGGTTTCCATACGGACATTTGTCGTGATACGGATTGATGAAAAGTACTAGCTTGTTGTCCAGTTGGTGAGAAAGTTGAAAATCTGCGAACAAGGAGCTGATAATTTTGTACAAATTCTCTCATCATCGTCTGATTTCCATAAATTGCTGATACGTGTGTATTTGAAACCATATCAACAAGCCTTTCATGGGCTGTTTTGAGTTCATCCAGGTTCTTGCCTTTAGAGGTAAAAGCAGTTCCATAGATCCATTTGTGAAAATCATCAAAACATTCACGAGAAAAGGTTCCTACTGAGACAAAAAAATCTTTTAATGTTCTAAGATTTACGATAAATCGAGTACATTTATCTGTCTGAGCATGGAGTTCATTAAATTCTCCTAAATAACCTTTAAGT